CGGCAGAGCGGGGCATCAAGCGTGTGCCGCTGGCGGTTTTGAGTCAGAGCGAGGTGACCCGCAGGATGAAATCTATCTGAGTAATAAAAAAGAGGATCGCTTGCGCAATCCCCCGATAGAGCAAGTCTATTATACCTAAATTGATGTATTTTGGCAACGATAGAACAGGAGGGTGCGCAAAATGACTATCCCGGAAGAAATGATGGCCGTTATTCAGGAAACTGCAAGAAAGGCTGCTCGTGAGGGCGCCAAGGAAGTTATCGCAGAACAGACCCGCAAAGCCGCAGGCCGCTGTGACCGCCGACTTCGAAACACGAAGCTGTTGCTGAAAAACTATCGAATGTTCAAGAAGCACTGCACGGGCGCGGTCTATACGGACGAAACGGGTGACCATGACGGCAAGGAAGAAGAAACTGCGCTGGAACTGCTTGATATGATGCTTCAGCGCAATAACGCGATTACGGTCGAATCGATCCGCAACTCCTGCCGCCGTACAAAAATCATGGTTCGTCATATTGATTCGATGTTGGCTCTGTACGAGACGTACTGCGAACAGAGCAAGAATGAGGCCCATAAGCGCGGCTACCGCATCATCAAAGCGATGTACATTGACGACGAGGCCAAGTCCATTGAGCAGCTTGCGGCGCTGGAGGGCGTGAGCACCCGTCAGGCATACCGAGACCACGATGCAGCCGTTGAAAAAATCTCGGCGCTCATGTTCGGCATTGATGCCTTGGACATGGAGTAGGCCGATGTCAAAATCATGTCATTTACACGGCATGAAAAATGTGGTAGAATAATACCGTAAAATTCTAATCATAGCGCATTGCCCGCCCGGTTTCGCCACCGAGCGGGTATTTTTATGCCCGGAAAGGAGGCAGAAAACCGCCGCTCCCCAATTTGACCCGCAACGCCAGCGGGATAGCAAAGAAGGGAGAAAAAATGAATCAGCAAGTAGTGTATCAGGATATTTCGCAGATCCATCCCTATGAGAACAATCCCCGGAACAACGAAGCGGCCATTGAGCCTGTTGCGCAGAGCATCAAGCGGTTTGGCTTCCGTGTCCCCATCCTCATCGACGGAAAAGGAACTATCATCGCAGGACACACCCGCTATGAGGCCGCAAAACGGCTTGGCATGGACAAAGTGCCGTGTATTCGGGTCGATGACCTGACGGATGAGCAAATCCGCGCATACCGCATCGCAGACAACAAGGTGGCCGAGGCTTCTTCGTGGAATGATGATGTTCTCCGCGCCGAAATGGACGCGCTGAAAGCCTTGGACGTTGATTTGACGGACACGGGTTTCAGCGAGGTGGAGCTTGATGGGCTTCTTCGGGAAGTGGAGGATGCCGACTTCGAGGAGTTCTTTACGGAACCCGTCCAACAGCCGCCCAAAGCGATCGATGCAGAGCAGAGCGCCGAGACCCAGCAATCTACCCAACCGGAATCTTCTCAGCTCGCTGTGCCGCAGCAGAGCGGCTCTAAGCTCATCCAATGTCCGCATTGCGGAGAATGGTTTGAGACATGAGGCTATGTCTGGCAGGTACATTCCCGGCCGAGAAGATTGTGAAAGAGTACCATCCAGAATATGTTCTGGAGAGCTTCTTTTACATCCGACCATGGCAAATCGAAGAAATTCCAAAATGGAAAATGTTCCTGCTCGACAGCGGGGCATTTACTTTTATGCACGGTATAGAAGCGTCTTCAAAGCCAGTAGATTGGGATGGATACCTGAGTCGGTACATCGACTTTATCAACCGCAACAACGTGCAGCATTTCTTCGAGCTGGATGTGGATTCCATCGTAGGTTATGACGCTGTAAAACGCATGAGAGCGCGCCTTGAAGCAGAGACAGGAAAGCAAAGCATTCCGGTCTGGCACCGCTCCCGTGGTCTGGACGAGTTCAAGCGCCTGTGTAGGGATTATCCCTATATCGGCATCGGCGGCTTCGCAATCAAGCACATACAGCCCAGCGAGTACGGCTATATCCGTCGTTTGGTGCAGTATGCAAATTCTTGCGGGGTGCGGGTGCATGGTCTGGGGTACACCAAAAAGGATGCAGTGAGTTTCGGCTTTTACAGCGTGGACAGCACGACATGGACCACACAGGTCAATTTCGGAGGGCTGTCATACTTCAATGGCACAGAGATGGTCGTGGTCAGACCGCCCAAGGGGATGATCGGCGCAGACTATCGCCGCCGCCGGGAGTACTCGTTGAGAGAGTGGATAAAGTACCAGAAATACCTTGATACGAAAGGAAAATGGCGTGGATAAAGAAATCGTCTACCGCGTCGAGGATGGCATGGACAGGGAAAAGATTCTCTGCACCACCTACCAGATGCGGAATTTTTATATGCAGTTCAGAGACGGATTTTTTACCAATCTGGACGTTATGAACTATATCCAGCACCTTGCCGCTGCGCATATGGCGAAAAAGGGGATGAACGTGCTGGATGTGTGCTGTGGGCGCTCTCTGATGCTCCCGCTGCTGCGCTACTACGCAAAGGACATTGCATCCTATACCGGAGTGGACATCAGCAAAGCAAACATCAAGGAAGCGATGCGCGGCGCAACTGCAAAGAACCTCGAACCCAAGGATTTGGCCTCCTACTACCCGTTCCGGGTGGGTTGGAAGCTGGGCAATGTTGCTGAGATGTCGAAAGTCATCCCGGCGGGGTTTGCCGATTTTGTGATTTACACCTCTGCCATTGAGCATATGCACCCTACGGACGGCGCAAAAAGCCTTGCAGAATGCTACAAAGTGATGAAGCCGGGTGCAAAGATGTTCCTCTCCTGTCCGAACACCCCAGGCAATGGGTATCAGACCCAGTACCGCGCTCATGTCTATGAGTGGGGCTACGATGAACTGAAAGCCAAGCTGACCGAAATCGGATTCAGTATTGTGCAGGAGGTCGGTCTGGTCACCAGCGTCCGCGAAATGGATGAGTTTTATTCTAAACAGCCGCCGGCGCTCAAGGATTTCTATGAACGCATGAAGTCCTATGTCCCGTCTGCGTTCCTCACAGCGTTTATGGCTATCCCATTCCCGCGTGAGGCGAAAGAGCTGTTGTTCATCGTCCAGAAGCCGAAAGGAGAGGGAAATGCCTAAGTTCAAGAATGAGTATGGGGTGTCGAAAATCAAGTACACCCAGAAGTGCAGATGCTTTTGCCCTATCGGGGAGGCAGACTACACGAACAACTTCACCGTGACTATCACTCCGAAGAAGTGGATCCCGGACTACTGCGAAATCGACAAGTTCATTCGTGAGCAGCTGGATGGCAAGAGCCTTGTCATTGAGGACGCCGCCTGCAAGCTGAAGCAGTGGCTCACGGGGGAGATTCATCCCTACTGGGTCGAGGTCGAGTCGGATGTGACCGACGGTGTGCACGGCCATGTAACGGTAACAGTATAAGGGAGGGGCGCAAGATGAAAAATACTCGTGCTCTTTGCCAGACCGCCGTTGTCGCGGCACTGTATGTGGCACTGACCACATTGAACCCCCTGTCGTGGGGCGCAATCCAATTCCGGGTTGCAAATATGCTCTGTGCACTCCCGTTCAAAGACAAGAGATATGCCCCGGCGGTTCTGCTGGGAATCGCAATCGCAAACGCAACCAGCCCGTTTGGACCTGTCGATGTGGCTTTTGGTCTGATGGCCGAGGGAGCAGCGTATCTCCTTGTTGTTTGGGGGCCGTGGAAAAAGCTGGGGATTTTGTGGAAAGCTGTTATCCTCTCTTTGTCCGTGGCTCTGTTCATCGGAGTGGAGCTGTACGCAATGGTGGGAGCGCCGTTTCTGCTGACGGCCGCAGGGCTGTTCGTTGGCACTTTCTTGGCCGTGGAACTCGGCAACATGATGATTTCTAAAACCGCTCTTGCAAGAATCGTGTAAGAGGGTGGCGCGGCGCTGGCTCTGCAAAGAGCCGGCGCTTTTTCTTCGGAACAACACAACGGCCCGGCCCGACACCGGGACAGAAAATGAAGAAGGATAGTGGTGGCGATGTAGATGGAAACGCGAGACAAGGCGTTCACCCTTTATAAGAAAGGGATGGGATGCACCGAAATCTCAAAGAAGTTGGGTGTATCGCTGAACACGGTCAAGTCTTGGAAAAAGCGGTATTGGGATGCACAAAAGGGTGCACCCAAGAAGCGCACCCCGTCGCACCCAAAGGGTGCATCTTCAAAACGCACCCAACAAGACCCGGCGGCTCAGCCTGAGAAGAGGCCGAATCTCGGCGGCGCGCCGAAAGGGAATGTCAACGCTGTTGGCAATCATGGCGGAGCACCGCCGGGTAACCAGAATGCTTTGAAACACGGTGGCTGGTCTGCGATGATGTTTGGCGCATTTTCCGAAGAAAACCAGAAAGCTATACAGGACTGCACGAAAGATGTGGAAGCAGAGGACCTGCTGATACAGGAGCTTCAACTGCTGACCGCCCGCGAAGCGTTCCTGCTCCAGCGCATCACGGCGGCGCAGGAAAAGAAGCAGCACATCCAGTCGGTGCATACATCAAAATCCAGCAGGTCTTTTACCCGGCTGGATGAGGATAAAGAAAAAGAGGCTAACGACAAGGAGGTTTACATTGAGCGGATAGATGCAAAGGTGCAAAGGGAAGAGCGCCTTCCTGGCAACAGCCTTGAGACATCAACCACCACCGAATCAAGCTACCTTATCGTGGAGCGCTTAGAGCGGCTATTGACCGATGTACAGCGCCAGAAGTCTAAGGTGATACAGCAGCTTGCCGACCTGCGCAGAATGAGCAACAGCGGCAAGAATGAGCTGGTAGACGACTGGGTGGCGGCGGTCGAGGCGGCGGATGCAGAAGTGGAGGGCGAGGACGATGGCGCTGAGACAACGTGAAGTCTTCGCCAAACGGCTCCCGCTGTACCGCAAAGACCCCTGCTTGTTCTTCAAAGAGGTTACACGCTTCAAGCCGGATAAATGGCAAAAAGAAGCGGCTACGGCCATTGCACAGCACCGCAAAGTTTCCATCCGTTCAGGACAGGGCGTTGGAAAAACAGCTTTTGAAGCAAACTTGGTGCTCTGGTTCTTGGCTTGCTTCCCGTATCCCCGCGTCGTGTGCACGGCACCGACCCGCCAGCAGTTGAACGATGTGCTCTGGGCTGAGATTGCCAAGTGGCAGGAGCGCAGTCCTGTCTTGCAGGCCATGCTTGTATGGACAAAGACCCGTGTCTACATGAGAGGACATGAGAAACGCTGGTTCGCCGTGGCCCGTACAGCCACTAAGCCAGAGAATATGCAGGGCTTCCACGAAGACAATATGCTTTTCGTGGTGGACGAGGCATCCGGCGTTGCTGACCCCATCATGGAGGCCATACAGGGCACATTGTCCGGCGATAACAACCGCTTACTGATGTGCGGAAACCCAACGCAGAACACTGGCACATTCCACGATTCGCACACCGTGGATGCCCAGTCCTACTACTGCATGAAGGTGTCCAGCAGGGACAGCCCCCGCACGAATAAGCAAAATATCGCTGACCTGGAGCGAAAGTTCGGCAAGAACAGCAATGTGGTCCGCGTCCGTGTTGACGGCGAGTTTCCGGAAAATGAGGACGACGTCTTTATTCCGATGGCGCTTGCCACAAAAGCGGTCAATACTGAACCGCTTGAGCACAGCATTCCGGCCAGAATTTCTATTGGGTGTGATGTGGCCCGCTTCGGCAACGACGACACCGCCATTGCGAAGAACATTGACGGGGACATTCAAAAGCTGGTCACGCGCCACGGCCAAGACCTGTACGCAACAGCCGATGACATTATCGAAATGTACAAGGCCTTGCGCACAGCGCATCCGCAATATCGCGGTCTGATCTATGCGATTATTGACGATACGGGTGTGGGCGGCGGAGTGACGGATATTCTCAACAGGGAGAAGATTCGGCAGAAGCTGAACAAACTCATGGTTGTTCCTGTCAATTTCTCGTCTGCTGTTCCTGATAAGGAAGCCGCCGGGAGATATGCCGATATTTCAACATGGATGTGGGCTGTCCTGCGCGACATGGCGGCGTCTGGTCTCCTGCATTTGCCGGATGACGCGACCTTGATAGGTCAGCTCACGACCCGCAAGTACATCTTCAGCGGCGCGCCCTCCAAGCTGAAACTTGAAAGCAAGGAGTCGCTAAAGAAGCGCGGCCTGACCAGCCCGGACCGGGCTGATGCAGTTGCTCTGGCATTATACGAGGGCGGAATTTTTGATGTCCGCAGTCTGATTTAACATAACCGGAAAGGAGAAAGCGTGAAAAAAGTTATTCCCGGAAAAATCAAAACACAGCTGCGCCTTGACGGTTACTACAATGTGCTGAACAAGTACGGCACCCAGCACGACAGCACGGAGTACTACCAGTGGGCGTCTGGCTCTGCGGTAAGCGATACGGAGCTGGCCGATCTCTATGCAGGAAACGGGTTGTTCTCAACCATTATTGATGCCCCGGCGGACGACGCAACCAAGAACGGCATCGACCTCGGCATCAAGGACAAAGACTTGCAGAAGCAGATCGACAACCACTTGCAGACCATCCGATACCAGAGCAAATTTGCCAAGGCTTTGCGCTGGGCGCGGCTCTTTGGTGGCGCTGCTGTGGTGATGCTGGTTGACGACGGGCGGCTCCTGCAGGATCCTTTGAACTGGCGTGACGTGCACGGCGTCGAAGAGCTGTTGGTATATGGCCGCAACGAAATGTATCCTCTTTGGGTCAGTGGATATGAGAACAACCCGGACGATGAGGATTACCGCCGGGGCGGCACTGGCATCCCGGAGTACTACCAAGTCAACAGCGTGTACGGCAACTATGTTGTGCATTCGTCCAGATGCCTTGTTTTCCATAACTCGGACATCCCGGAAAGCTCCACTATGGCTAATCTCTACCGCACATGGGGCATCCCGGAGTATCTGCGCATTCGTGAAGAGCTGAGAAATGCCAGCATAGGCCCCGGCTATTCTATTCGCCTGCTGGAGCGGCTGTCGATGGTGACCTACAAGATGAAGAATCTTGCTGGTGTGCTTTCCACGGCAGACGGCGAGGATACGGTTCTTCAGCGTATGGAAATGCTTGACCTTGCCCGTAATCTGCTGAACATGGTCATTATTGATGCCGACGGCGAAGATGTGGGCGTTCAATCCCTGTCTGTTGCTGGCGTTAAGGACATTCTGGACAATGCCTGTGCGATGTTGTCTGCTGTATCTCATATCCCACAGACGCGGCTTTTTGGGCGCTCCCCGGCGGGCGAGAATGCCACCGGAGAGAGTGACCTTGAGAATTACAAGGAATTCGTCGGGGGTCTCCAAAACGGTGACCTCCGCGATAACACCCGTACCCTCGTTGAGCTGATTCTTCGCGGCATGGTTTGGAACAGGAAAGTCAAGGAGATTCCTGAGTACACCGTGACCTACAAGAGCGCGTGGAGCCCGTCTGACGATGAAAAGGCAGCACAAGACCAAGCTGCTGCTGCGGCACAGCTCACCAGAGCACAGACCGTCGGCACATACGTCACAAATGGAATCGTCGAAGCTGAAGAAGTTCGCCGCGCGATGGTTCGTGACGAACAGTTTGACCCAGAGAACATTCTCACGGAAGCGGACATTCACCAAGACTGGGGACTTGGAGGAGCCGATGCCCAGCAGGAAGCCGCTGATAGCCAGCAACAGAATGCCGCGGATGTCAGCGGTCTTGTTACCGATGAAGGAGACTGCGGCTATGTGGCGGGCTTTGTCGTGCAGGACGGCAAGATCCTCTGCGGGCGCCGCTCTGATGGCCAAGGCTGGTGTGGCCCCGGCGGGCATATCGAGCCGAAAGAAACGCCGGGGGTGGCCTTCCGCCGGGAAGCCAAAGAAGAGTTTGGAATTGACGTTGGAAATATTACCTATCTTGGTAACTGTAAAGGAAAACCAGAGGAAATCCTCCCTGTGCAGATATACCGCGTCAACGACTATGCGGGAATCCCGGTGTGCGATCAGGAAGAGATGTTCACCGCCACATGGTTCACCCCAGAACAGATTCTTGCCCAAGAGGTCCCCGGCGGGCTGGTGTTCGACCCATTCCGCAGGAGCGTGGAAGAATATCTTGAACAACTGGGCCTGACGCTGGATGACTTCGACCCAAGCAAGCACAAGCGCGATGAGGATGGAAAGCTCTCCAGCATGGGGAACACAACGTCAAAAGATGAATCGGGCAAGGAAAATTCGTCAAAAGACTTGAATGATTCCCAAAGTCATGCTAAAATAAATTCTAACGCAGTTTCGGCAAAAGGCGCAAACGCTTTCAAAGTGAAAGGGTTTCCAAACAAGCAGAAGCTGAATAACCACTGGCAAAACGGAAGAACCCACGCCGCCGAGTACGCTCCCGATGGCATTACGACAAAGGAGCAATACGAAAAGCGGGCGGTTCAACTTCTGGAAAGCCCCTGTGGGAACGGCATCAAGGGCTATAAGACAAAAGATGGCCTTATATGCCGATACGATTCAAAGAAAAATGACTTTGCGAAAGGCTCCCCGGAGAAAGGCGTAAGAACGATGTTCAAGCCCGATGATGGGGAAGAGTATTATAGACGCCGACTTGAGGCTGAGGGAATAGAAAACGATGAATGACGAAACCATTTGCCCGCTGTGTGGGCAGCATCACTTTGAAGAGAACGATGATTTTGAGGAATGCCCTGTGTGCGGTTGGGTAAATGACGGCGTACAGCGCGCAGATCCCGATTATCGCGGCGGGTATAACCGCATCAGCCTGAACGAAGCAAAAAAGAAATTTGCCGCAGGTAAAAAGGTGTTTGATTAACAATAACGGCGTTGAGAGCCTTTGCAGGTGACGCGAGAGCGTCCTTTGCGAAGGCTCTTTTTGTTCGCAGTCATAGCTCAGTTGGTAGAGCGCCTGCCCTCCAAGCAGGATGCCGCGGGTTCAAGCCCCGTTGACTGCTCCATATCGAGGGTTGGCCAAGTTGGATAAGGCATGGGCCTTTGACTCCCAGACCGCCGGTTCGAGTCCGGTACCCTCGACTTATGCTGGTGTAGCTCAGTTGGACAGAGCAGTTGATTTGTAATCTTCAGGTCGTGGGTTCAAATCCCATCCCCAGCTCCACCCGCCGTACACCGTAATCGGCACCTCGATGGCATGAGGAAGCGCCGACCCCGCTCCCAACAGACCGCTGCGAAGTGTTCTGGCCTGTTCCATGACTGAGCCAGCGCGGAGCCATATGCCGCGTTCCTTCCGCTTCGCCTTGGACGGATGCGCGCTGTAAGCAAAAAGGTCAAACCAATTCAAGTGCTGCATGCCATGAACGTAAAGGCCCTGTATCTTCAACGATGCAGGGCCTTTTTTGATGCCGGCAGAGGGAAGATTCCCGGAAAGATAAAGAGGTGTTTATGCCAGTGAGAAACAACGGCCCCGGCGGATACAGTCGGGTTTCTACGACAAGAAAATCAAAGATCGAGCCGGAATACCCGCAATGGGCAGAAAGTAAGATGCGGGCCATTGAGAACAGGCGCTTAAAAGAGCTTCAAGCTGTGGTGCGCGATTCAATGCCTGAGATACTGGCCATCACTGCGGATGAAATGGATACGGCTTCTGAAAGCATCAGAAAAGATGGGTACAGCGACATGGTGCACCGCATCCAGAACAGGTTCCGCATTATGCGTGATCGGCTCAGTCGGCGGCTGAAAACCGACCCGCTGGAACGTGATGTCCGCCGCTGTGCGGATTATACAGACCGCCGCCAGCTCCAAGAATGGCAACGCAGTGTCCGGGCCACACTCGGCATCGACATCAGCAAGGACTTCTTCATTGGTGAGCGGTATGAGCAGATGCTTTCAAGGTGGGCGGAGCAAAATGTTTCTTTCATAACCAGCATCGAGAGCGATTGCCTTGATGATATGGAGAAAATCATTATTGACGGCTTTACAAAGGGCCGAACACCCGCCGCAATTTCAAATGAGATACAGCGACGCTTCGATGTGACCAAATCGAAAGCGAACCTTTTAGCCCGCGACCAGATTGGTACATTGAGCGCAGATCTGACCCGGACTCGGCAGGAGTCCGCCGGGGTAAAGGAGTACATCTGGCGTTCGTCCGGCGACGAACGTGTGCGCGCGTGCCATCGTGAACTTGATGGTAAGACGTTTCGTTATGATGACCCGCCAGCAATGTGGTACATGACGAAGCGAGGGAAAATCTACACCGGGAGACACTGCAACCCCGGCGAGGATTACCAGTGCCGCTGTGTTGCAAAACCCGTTTTTGACTTTAATAGGCTCAATTCTCAAGCCTTTAAGGAGAAGAAACAATGAATCAGAAAAATCCGCCGCAAGTCCTTCGGAGCGAAATGCGTGCTGACAGCGTGCCTGTCGATGAGCATTACAGCACCGAGGGATATTTTTATGATAACCCCATCCTGACCCGCACGGGCATCTTCAAGTATAAGCTGGAAGATGGTTCGGAACGTCGAGAACTGCGCAGGCCGGAAGATGTGTTTGACCCGGCGAGCCTTGCAAGCTATGAGGGAAAGCCCATCATCATTACCCACGATGCGCAGGTGATAGACAAAGACAATGCCCGCCGGGAGAGAGTGGGAACAATCCTGACTACCGGACAGCAGGACGGCGAGACCGTCCGTGCCAAAATCGTCATTGACGACCCCGATGCTGTAAAGGCGTCGGGCCTGCGGGAACTGTCTGTCGGGTACTATCAGGATCTTATCATGGAACCCGGAGAATGGAATGGAGAGCCGTATGATGCAATCCAGACCAATATCCGTGTGAATCACCTTGCGCTGGTTGCTGTCGCCCGTGCAGGTGATGATGCACGCTTGAACATGGACAGCCAAGATAACAATGGAGGTACACCCCCTATGGACGAGAACGAGAAGATGAACAACCCCACGCAGGACGATGATACTGCTGTGAAAACCACAAAGCCCACTGCTGATGATGGAGAGGCTCCCGGCGCTCCTGCGGCGGTCCCTGCTCTTGACCCGGCAGGCCTTGAAGCAGCACTCAAAGCCTATATCGCGGCTACCAACGGTGCTACTGCTGACGATGAAAACGACCCGGCGGCTGGTGATACCACCGATAAGCCCACCGAGGACGAGGGCGAAGGTGACGACCCTACGAAGCCGGACGTACTGGCAGACATTACCGCCCGCCGTGATGCTATGGAAGATGGCCCGGCCAAGGCGGACATCAACACCCTGCTGTCTATGCTGGATGCCGCAAATGCCCGCGCTGATGCCGCAGAGGACGGCACCAAGCCTACCGAAGATGAGGATGACACCTCGGACGATTCCAGCAACCAGCTGAACCATGACAGCGCCGCATCCATTGCCGCGCAGGTCAGTCAGCGTGTGGAACTGTGCCGACTGGGCGATAAGCTGCATCTGGATGGCATGGAATCCATGCCGGTAATGCAGGCAAAGAAAAAGGTCGTTCATGCCGTTATTCCGGGTATGCGTCTGGATGGCAAGAGCAAAGCCTACATCAACGCGGCCTTCGACATCGCAAAGGGCAAAGTCAACGGCCGCAAGACCGTGGCAGACCAGCGCCGACAGGTGTTCAATGCTGATTCCGCAAATGCGGCAGTCCGCAATGCGGGCAAGAAGAACGACCCTGATGCGGCTCGCAATCGTATGATCCAGCGTCATGCTGGCGAGAAGGAGGGCTAAGCTATGAGCAATATGGCAGTACAGATGAACTACGGCGAGCCTAGCCGCGGTATGCCCGGCCTGCTTTATGACCGTGCGAATTACGATGCGGTCACCCGCCGGAACAGCGCAGAGGATGGCAAGCTGTTCTTTGGCTGCGGCGTTGTGCAGGGTGCGGAGCCCGGCAAGGACATCACCCTTCCTGCAACTGGCGTGACCGCCGAGAAGTTCGAGGGCGTTGTGATGTACAGCGCCAATACGGAGATGGACGATGATGGTGCCGTGCTCCTGCGCAAAGGCCAGATTCTGGATGTCTGTCAGACTGGCAAGATGTGGGTGCAGCTGGCCGATCAGGCAGAGCCTGCTTACGGTCAGCCGGTTTACCTTGTGATTGCCGGCGACGATGCAGGCAAGTTCACCCCGACCAAGGGTACCAATCTGGCGGTCAAGGCCCGCTTCATCGGTGCGGCCCAGAACGGCATTGCACCCGCCCAGTTCGCAGAGCAGATCTAAGGAGGTTCAATATGGCTAAGTACAATCCTTTCGACCCCGCCAACGGTTACAGCGAGGAAGACCGCCTTGCCCTGAATGGCAAGTGCGCCTCCCTGATTAACCAAGCATATAAGAACCCGTTCCCCGGCACGAAGATTCGTCTGGACGGAGCCGACAATGCAGGTATCTTCTTTGCCAAGCAGCTGGCTCATGTCAAAACCAAGGCATACGATAAGGATTTCCCGGAACTGTCCGGCCTGAAGATCTTCCCTCAGACCAGCGAAACCGATGAGGGCGCTGCGTATATCGAATACTACAGCTATGAGCCGGTCGGCTTTGCTGATGTTATCGCCAACTACGCCAGCGACCTGCCCCGAGTTGACGTGAAGGGCACTCCCCATCGTGCGGAAATCGTCAACATCGGCGACAGCTACGGCTACAACGTGCAGGAACTGCGTGCCTGCCGCCGCAATGCGGTTCTGGGCATTATGAAGTCTCTGGACTCTGCGCGTGCTGAAGCGGCCCGCCGGGTGTACGATGTCAAGGTGAATCACCTGATTTGGCACGGCGACGAGAAGACGGGCATCATCGGCGTTCTGTCCTCCGGCAATAATATCCCCATCTATACTCTGCAGAACGGTGCAACTGGTAAGGCCGACTGGGCATCCAAGACCGCAGACGAGATTGCGGCCGACATTGCCGGCATCCTGAACTACATCGACACCCTGACCCAGAATGTGGAGCACCCGGACAGCTGGGTCATGCCCAACGACCTGTACACCAGCCTGAACCTGCGCCGCATCGATGGCACCGGCGAATCCGCCCTGTCCTACATCAAGGATCACACTCCCCAGATTAAGAACTGGGAAGTTGCCGGCGAACTGTCCAAGGGCAACAAGGACTATAACAGCACCGGCAAGAATATCGGTCTGCTGTACACCAAAGACCCGGACAAGATGTCCCACGATGTTCCCATGGCTTTCCTTCAGCACGCGCCGCAGGATCGCAATCTGGAAATCGTTATCAACTGCGAGGGCCGCGATGCAGGCATGATGATTCCTTATCCGCTGTCTGCCTGTCTGGTCTACGGTCTGTAAGAAAGGAGATACCGACTATGAAGGTCAAAAACATTTCGGTGAAGCCCATCTGCATCGGCTCCATCTCTCTGCTCCCCGGCGAAACTGCGCAGGTCGATGCGACCTATGATGATGCAATGGCATTTTACATCAGCATGGGCCTGCTTCAGGAGGTTCAGGAGAAAAAGGCGCGCGGAAAGAACGTGAAGAACGATTCCGAAGCTGACGCTCCTGCCGATGCTCCTGCGGGCGGTGAATCCTGATGGATTCTCCTGACGTAACCGCCATTACCAAAATTGTAAAGATGGTTGGCACCGAGTTCAAATCCGCTTCGGACGAGGACGTTTCTTTTTGGATCGGCCTGCAAGCGCCGGTCATTTCCAAAAAGAAGTTCGGTGCGGATTACAATCTGGCGGTGGCGTTGCTGGTCTGCCATGCCATGAAAATGGCTGGCAATGGTGACAGTTCTCTCGGAACTATCTCAAACACGGGCCGCTTAGCCAGTGTTTCCGAAGGTGGTGTGAGCATTTCCTTTGCTACCAGCACGGCGGGAACGACGGGCGATGCAGAATATCAGCTTACTTCCTACGGATTGCAGTTCATTGCGATTCGTAACCGGCATATCGTCCCCATTATGATTCGGTAAGGAGGCACGGCCTATGGCTACCGCTGGAGATTTGGGCCTTGACTTGACCCCGGATGGAATTGCAACAATGAACCGGCTGAATGAACTGGAAGATGTGACCATAGAGGTTGGGTATCAGGCAGACCAGAAAGCGGCAGATGGCGAAACGTCACTGGCTGAAATCGTATACTGGAACCACTACGGAACTGTCCACAAGGATGGCTCTGTGATGATACCTGCCCGCCCTTTTATGGACACAATCAAAAAGCATTCGGAGGAACTTTCGGAGTTCTCGCAGCAGGCATTGTCCTCTCTGGACACTGCCGATGCGGTTGCCAACGCGATAGGCTCGCAGGCGAAGTCCATGATTCAAGAAGCGATAAAAGGCGAAGAATGGACTCCAAATGCGCCGATAACGGTTGAGGGCGGCTGGATGATAAACGAGTATGGCAAGAAAGGCCCGGTGCCGGTGTATGTTGAGGGAAAAGGCTCAACAAAGCCCTTGATAGACACCGGCTTTATGCGGCAGAACTGCCAGTACGTTATCGTGAAAGGAAAGAAATGAACATTTTTAAGCAGATGTACACGGTGCGCCGTTACAAGGGTACAAGCTGGGGGCATGGTACCTCCGAGACAGCCTATACGGATGTACAGTTTCCGCTTGATGTGCAGGCAAAAACACGCCGGAATCAGGACGATTCAAGTGGTCGTTCGACAATGGGCGTTTTGACTGTGTACAGCGATGTTCAACTCTTACCGACCGAGCCGGACGATCAGACAACGGGCGACAGGCTGTTTTATATGGGAAAGTGGTACGCTTGTAAATCGTCGATTTACTGGGGCAACACCATCCTGAAACACTGGATTTCGGAGTTTGAAGCTGTTGACGGGGAGAAG